AGAGGACCGTTCAAGCACACCGGATCGCTCGGCCCTACCCGGGGGGCGTCGAGCGCGTCTGCGCGAGCTCGAGCGTGCGTGCGTGCGCGTGCGCCTGGGCGCGTGCGTGGGCGCGTGCGCCTGGACGACGGCGCGTGCAGGATGGCGTGCGATAGTGCTTGACACGGTGCGCGAGCGTGCTATGATGTGTCCATGCCCGAGCGGATTGGCCGACTGGGCGAGACTGGAGACGATGATGCGCGGTTTTGTTTTCTATGATGGTCCGTCATTGATTGACGGGGAGCCGATTGTCGGCATCGCGGTGCTGAATTCCCAGAATGGGAAAACTGGGAACATGGTACAAACCTACATTTTGAGGGCGGATATGAGCCCGCTCGACGCCATCCGGACGGGCGACGATGCGTCGATTTGCGGAGATTGCATGCATCGTGGCGCCGATGGTGGCGCTCGCACTTGCTATGTCGACGTTAGCAAATCGGTGCAATCGGTTTTCGGTGCTTGGTGTCGTGGCAGCTATCCGATGATCGCACCGGCTCGCGCTAGTGCATCGTTCCTCGCCGGTCGCATCGTGCGCATCGGATCGTATGGAGACCCTGCGGCCATACCCGCCATGCATTGGCGGGCTCTAGTGCGGTTCGCGGCTGGTCACACTGGATACACTCACCAGTGGCGCCAAAGGTTCGCGCAGGGTCTGCGCGGGCTTGTTATGGCATCCGCCGACAGTGTTCAGGATCGCGACACTGCACGCGCTATGGGTTGGCGCACGTTTCGCGTCCGGACAATCGCCGAGAGCTTGGGCGATCGCGAGATTGCCTGTCCCGCATCGCCTGAAGGCGGCAACCGTCGCCAGTGCATTGATTGCAAAGCCTGCGATGGCGCCGATCGCGCAGGCAAAGCCAGCGTGGCCATCGTAGTCCACGGACGTATGGCCAAGCATTTCCAAGCCGCCTGACAACCACCCGCCGCCCTTCGGGGCGGCAACGGAGACCATGGCATGACCATCAAAACCACCACCGTGCGTTGGCTCGGCCGGCGCACCAAGGCCTACGCCGAGCGTATCGCCGGCGCCACCGTCGTCCGCGTGTACGACCCGATTGCCGGCCACTACACCTTCTGCCACAGCCTCACGGCTGGGCAGATCCGCCGCGTCATCGGCATTACCCTTGCCGCCACCGGAGCCTGATATGCCTGCCCCATCTATGAGCTACACCATCACCGCCGGCGACAACAGCACCGATCTGGGCATCGTCGGCCGTTCGCCCACTAAATTCGGGGCGAAGATCCTGGGGCGTCGCGCCGTCCGCGAGAGCCTGCCCAATGGCTGCGGCGGCTACCGCGTTTGGGATGACGCCGGCAGGCAGGTTGCCGGCGAATCGCGCACCATCCGCACCGACTACCGCTGGACCACCGGAGCCTAACCATGCTTGAGAAAGTATTTCTGCCGCTTGTAGTTGTCGCCGGGTTCGTCGTCGCGTGGCTCGACCTTTTCGTCTGGCGGCCCCTTTGATCCCCCTCTGGCCATTCCCCCCATTCCCCCGAGCCCCCTCCCCTGCCCCTAAGCCCCCTGAGGGGCAAAAGGGGGCAAAGGGGGCAATGGGCAGGCGCCCCCCTAAGCCCCCTCACACGCAAGAGGAGGCCCCATTCTGATCTACCTGCTAGGCGCCCTCATCGTCGCGGCCATCATCTGGATGGCCGACCTGTAACCCCAGCCCGCCCCGTGCGGGCTTTTTAACGGCCCTACAGCGCGTCGCCATCGTCCGGCTGGTACTCGCCCCCATCCGGGGCTTCTAGAGCCCTCTGGACGCGTTCTACGGCTTCGCCCTCGATCACCCTGGCCTGCGCAGCTTCCAGCGCCCCCACAATCGACACTCTGGTGTCCTGCTGGATGCGTATTTCCTGGGGGGCTGGGCTCCACCTAAGTTGCGTCTTCGACCACCAAATCAGGCAGGCGGTATCGCCGGCCATAGCGCGTTGATACAAGGTGCCGCTAATTGCTTCGGCCGCTTTCGCCTTGCCCTGGGCAATCTCAGGCCCGAACCACTTGGTCAGCACATCCCGCGAAATCCCGCCAGGCGGGCCAACCACGGCCGCAATGTGCTCAAGCGGCACACCCAATCCCGCCAGGTGCTCAACCTTCCGCCGATCCTCATCCGTCGGCACGATACTCGGCGGACGACCAGCGCCAACTTGAGCCCCGCCCCATTTCTTGCGGGGTTTTTCTACCGCAGCATCCGTTGTGCTCGTTTGTGCGCTACTCCCATCCATGTTAGTCCTCACTCACTAAAACGTTGCAAACAAACAACGGAATTGCCGCTGGTAACGGTAACAGAACGGAACTACCTAAGGTAGTAGTTCCGTTACGTTACCGGTTTCACGCCCTTGCCCCGGTAACAAAATTACCGAAAATTCCGTTCCGTTACCCTGTTACCGGCCGCTCTTTTGCAGCACCATCGATGCTACCTGAGCACCATCGACCACGATCCAACCGTGATCCATAGCCTCAATCATACGAGAATCGAGCAGTGCCGCGATAGGTTTCCCTGCTGCTGCGGGCTTGCAATAGATGCGCGCACTGGCCTCGCTGAGCCCCATCTTGGCCGTCAGGTAGTCCAGCATGGCCGAGCGACTGACGTAGGGGGCGCCGTCGCGCAGTTCCGCCCCGCTATCCCACCAGGCCCGCTCGAACATCCTGCGGTGCTGGTCGAGCTTGTTACCGGCCTTGCTGGGGGCGGTAACAGGGGCGGTAACAGCGGTAATTACCGCGCTAGTTACCGGTTCCCCGTCCTCATCCACCCATCCAGGGATGGCCACCTGTTGCAGGCTGGCGTAGATGGGCTGCGCTAGCTCCGCGTCCTTGCTCTTGCGTTGCACGATCTGGATGGGTTGGCCATCTTTGGCAGGGACGACGCTGATCTCGATATCGAGCGCCCCTCGCCACGCGCTAGAGCCCCTGGCGCGGTGCTGGGCCTCCTCTGAGACGCCGGTATGGTGGACGAGCAGGACGCTGCAATCAAACTCACGCATCAGGCCGGCGCAGGCATCGAGCATCGTCTTGGCGTCCTGGGCGCTGTTCTCGTCGCCGGCCAGGAAGCGATGCAGGGTGTCCACGATGATGAGGCGGGGCTTTCGGGGCAGCTTGCGTATCTGCTGCAAGGCCTTTGCGTAACCCTCTGGCGTGTTCAGATCCACCCCGGCGCGGCTTAGCCACATGGCCAGAGATTTCTGTTTGTGATGATACTTCCACCCTGCGATGCGCCCTCGCAGCCCGTGGTGGCCCTCGCCGGCCAAATAAACGACGTCGGCGGGGCGCACCTTTTTGCCCATCCACTCGCCCATGCCGGCCGCCAGGCGCAGGCACATATCGAGGACAACGAAGGTTTTCCCGCCGCCGGATGGCCCATGCACCATCATCAGGGCCGAATCCTGTAGCCACCCCTTGATGAGCCATGAGATGGGGGCGGGGGTTTCCGAGAAAGTATCGGCCGGGATGAGCCAGTCGGGATCGGGGGCGAGCAAAGTTTCCGCCGCCTCATCCCCGAGCGCGGCCGATGCTGCGAGATCGGACGCGGGTTCGTACCGTGCCACGGAGGCGGCGATACGGGCGACTTCGGACGAGGGCAGGGGGATATCGCACCGGGTCTCGTTCGCGACTCTGAGCGCCGCCAGGATCTCGGACTCACCCATGCCATGCCGGCGCATGGCCCCAGCAAGCGCCGTCAGGCCCGCGTTGCGATTGCCACGGATCAACTCGCCGGTCGTCGTCGGGGATCGACGCTCACGGGCAAGGTAGGCCGCGAGCCATGCCGATGGCACGGGTGGCGGGGCCACGCCTTCCAGTGGGTCGCTGGACGCCTCCCAGACGTACTCGCGCCCACCGACGATGCTGGGAGAGGCGACGAAATAGCGGCCATCGCTGAGCAGGTCCACCCCGTCGGCCAGCTTGCAGGAGCGCAGTTCAGGCGTGTACAGATACAGATGATGCTCGCCCCCGCCTGCGGTCAGGGCAATGGGCCCATCAGGGCCAGCACCATGCTCCGAAAGCCAGCGTGCCCAAGATGAGTCGCCACCGTTGCGCGGATCGATGTCCGCCACCACTAGCCCGCTGGCCCGCCCGGCTGCGATCCCGACGTTAGCCTGCGGCTGCTGCGCCCACCATTGCCGGATCGTGCCCGGATCGGTCGTTGCGTCGTGGACCCCGTGCGCGGTGGCAGGCACCTTGCCCCCAGGCACCAGCGGCAGGACCGGCCAGCCCCATGACGCATACGTCAGGGCTGCGTCAAGCAGCGACATTGTCGCCACGGCGCAGGTACTCGCTCAGAGCGTGCATCACGCGGTAGGTCGGATTGGACGCCTTGCCATCCCGGATGTTGGCCAGCGTGTTGTGATGCACCCCCGTGGCCCGAGCCACCATCGACAGGCGCCGGTCCTGTAGCGCCCGCCGGATTTCCTCTAGAGTCATTTCATCGCCCCGTGTAGTTTCTTGCGAAAAGGTGTTGACAGCCTAACAGGATGCGTGCATCATAGCAACACCTCGCAGCCAGATCCCCTGACCAGCGAGCAGCATAGGAGCTAGATGATGTACCCGACTTTCGAATACGAATTCATCGAGCCGCGCCACGGACATCATGTGTGCGCCGTCATCGAGATCGATTACTACGATCCGGGCTACCCGACGACTTGGTACGAGGAGGGCTACGGCCCCGAGGTGTCCTGGACCGTCTGCAATCATCGGGGCCACCCGGCCCCCTATATCGAACGGCGCATGAGCCAGAAAGACATCGATGCGATCGCTGACAAGGCGCTCGCCATCATGGCCGAAGACGCTTGCGAGGAATACTGATCATGACCCTCACCCCCGCCCACGTTGCAGAGGCGCACGCCCTGCTGATGGAGGTGTATCGGACCAGCACCGATCGCCTCACCCGCGAGCAGGTCATGGACATGCGGACCCGCGCCCTGAACAGCGCGATCCGCCTCAAGATCCACTGCCTCGACCAATTGCCCCCCGTCACCCTCAAACAGGAATAGCAAAATGGCAATCCAACTCAAGAGCACCAAAGACCTCGCTGCCGAGGGCGTCAAGCTGCTGGTCTACGGCGCGGCCGGCGCCGGCAAGACCTCGCTCATCCCCACCCTGCCCACGCCCGTCGTGCTGTCGGCCGAGGGTGGCCTGCTCTCGATCGCCGGGGCCGAGGTGCCCTACATCGAGATCTCCAGCATGGAGAGCCTCAGAGAGGCGTGGAAATGGCTCGCCGAGAGCGCCGAGGCCCGCGCTTTTGAGTCGGTCGCGCTGGACAGCATCTCGGAGATCGCCGAGGTCGTGCTCAACAGCGAAAAGAAGGCGACCAAAGACCCCCGCCAGGCTTACGGGGCCATGCAGGAGCAGATGACGGACATTATCCGCGCCTTTCGCGACTTGCCGGGTCGCAACGTCCTGATGACGGCCAAATTGGAAAAGCAGCAGGATGAGATGGGGCGTGTTTTGTACTCGCCCTCTATGCCCGGCAACAAGACCGGGCAGGCATTGCCCTACTTTTTCGACGAGGTGCTGGCCCTGCGCGTGGAGAAAGACGCCGAGGGCGCCGTACAGCGCATCCTGATGTGCGACAGCGACGGCCTGTGGTTGGCCAAGGATCGCTCGGGCCTGCTGGATATGTGGGAGCAGGCCGACTTGGGCGCGATCATCCGCAAGATCAGGGGGGAGTGATGAGCAAGCATACACCGGGGCCGTGGTGCGCCATGAGCAACGCGGTCTACAGCGACGACACAGCCGTGTGCATGATCACAAGCTACCGCGATATGACCCCGAGGCAAACCGCAAATGCCCGCTTGATCGCCGCAGCGCCGGATTTGCTGGCGGCGCTTTGGGGAATGGTGACCAGCTTTCACGCCGTCGAATGGATGGAGCCGCATATGAGGGAATCGGCAGATAAAGCCCGCGCCGCCATCGCCAAAGCTACAGGAGAAGCATGATGCAAGAAATTATCGACACCTGGCTCCAAGCCAAAGAGGCCGAGCGCAAGGCTATCGAACTTCGCCGCCGGGCCGAGGATGATCTGGTCGCCGCATTCGGGATTGACCCGACCGTCGAAGGCACCATCAACCGCGAGACGGACGTTTACAAGGTCAAGATCGAGCCCCGCCTGGACCGCAAGGTTGACGCCGGCAAATTGATCGATCTCGCCGCCGAGCAGGACTTGAACGCTTACCTTGAGACGCTGTTTCGTTGGTCCCCTGATCTCAACATGACGGCCTGGAAAGCCGCCGATCCTCTGATCCGACAGGCACTTTCGGGTGCCATCACCGTGCGGGCCGGTCGCCCGAGCTTCAAAATCGTTCCCAAGGAGTGAACATGGACTTCCAAGCAATCAGCCTCGACGAACTGCCGGTCAACGACAAGCCGGCAGGCAACTACGATCCGGTCCCGGCCGGCGCGTACTCGGCCAGCATCACCAGCGCCGAGGCGCGTCCGACCAAGGACGGCAGCGGCCAGTACATCAAGGTTCGCTACGACATCACCGGGCCCAGCCACATCGGGCGCGTGATCTTCTCC